ACTTCCGTCAAATGGCCGCGCACCACCATTAGTGCTTGGTACATTTGAAAGAGCGTTTCTCGTGCATCCTGAGATGACGAGGAATCCTTCACTGCATCCAGATAGCTATTTTCTAGCTTTCCAAATGCCTCTACAAGCAATGGGTCGCGCATTAGTGCTTTGGCGCGTTCACCCCTGCTTTGTTCTTCCCTTCTTTTTCCCTCATCCATTAGCAGTCTCCTCTACTGTTGCTAAAATATCACACAATATGGTTTTATCAATAAAATATTTTATGAGTAAAGTAGTCCGCCATTAGGGAGAAACTTTTGAAGATAGGCTAGTGGCCTATATTCTTCCGGCCTTTTGGCTTCGCTTGGATGATATAATTTTGTGCCTTTTTCAGATTGACCAGTATTTTGGCGAGCATCAGCAAAGAGAGAGGACCAGTCAATATCTGTTGGGCTATCAGCCGTTGGCTTGAGCGCTCCTTTTTGAAGCGCATCAACAACAATATCTTGAGACGTTGTCCCAAACGGCGTCTTATCTTTCCCACCCTTCGTGTCGAATGTAATCTGCTTGTTAACCGTTTCCCAAGCATCGGGGTCGAACTCATAGTTATATTGGTCTTCAAGGGTTTTTAGAATGTAGCCAGCAGCATTGGTTTCTGGGAGAATATATTCAAACGCTTTGTTTTTGCTTTTTTCGCTGCCGATAATGTAGCTTCCGCTTTCATCCCGAGCTAGATTTGCCTCCCCAAAGGATGAGCCACCACCGCCGAATACTCTTCCAAGTCCAAGGGGCAGACCCTGAAGTATGTCTTTGACGCTAAGGTCTTCTGCAAGAATGTCCTCGATAGCTATTGCTGTTGCAGCAGGACCCAAAAATGAACTTGCCGCACCAGCGTAGTTAGCCACGCTTCCAGCGGCAGCTTTTGTTGCAGCATCTGTTGCAACCTGCTCAACAAGATTAGCAGCAGCCTTAGCACCAGCGGCGACAGCGGCGGCGTCACCAGCACTATCAATTCCACCATCAAGAGCCTCAATACCAGTTAACGCTGTGCCTATTAAGCCGATAGATTGCCCGGCAGGAAGTCCCATTCCGTCCGAGCCAAATCTTTCAACAAGATTATCTGCTGCGGAGTATGCGGTAGTGATACTTTTTGCACTTGGGTCTTCTAGTGCGTTAACTATTGCCAAAGTGTCGGCAGCAGAAATTACGGTGTCGGCAACGGCTGGCGGAATAATTCTTCCCGTTTCTCCGCTGTCAATAATTTCAGAGCCAATCTTTTTAACATCCGTACTTTTGGTTGCTGTATCGTATGCCTTGTTAATGCTTTCTATTGCTTTTTCAGCAACATCTCCAGATGGGTTTTGAATTAGATTTTCTAAGTTCACATAAGCATCGCCAACAGCACCCGCAGTTTGAGTAAGTTTGCCAGTCCCAGATGAAATGCTATCTAAGATTTCCTCTAACTTTTCAGGAATATCAAACTTTGGTAAGGTTATATTTATATCTAGTTTGCCATCTTCATAATCAAACATCTTAGTGTCTTCAGTAAAAGCTGGCTCAGTTATAACAGATGGCTCAGTTATGCCCTCCTCAGTAGGGGAGGCCAAAAAGTCTTTGTACTCAATATTGATGTCCACTTCTGGCAATACTTCTTCAACCGCTCCCAATGGAATTTTTGCAATATCCTCGATTGGGTCTAAAACAGATTGCTGCACAAGCTCTTCTATAGGTTCATAGGCGAACTTAAAGGCGTCCTCTGCGGGGTCTAAAACAGATTGTTGCACGAACTCCTCAACTGGGTCTGCAACGAACTTGAAGGCATCTTCTGCGGGGTCCAGAACAGATTGCTGCACAAACTCTTCTACAGGGTCTGCTACAATCTTAAAAGTGTCCTCTACAGGGTCCAAGACTTTCTGCTGCACAAACTCCTCTACAGGTTCGTAGACTTCTTGAAACTTTCCCTCTGTATCCGAAAGCACACCCTCTAGCGCGACAGCGGCTGCTAAGGTACTTAATGGGTCTAACTGGTCTCCAGAAATTCCTTCGATACTCTGTCTGGGCAACATGGTGCCGCCGCGATAAATATCGCCAAACTGAGTTGGGTCTACTGCGATACTTTCCTGAAACAGTCTTTCTAAGTCAGCATACTCATCGGCATAGTTTTGAGGCATCGTCGATTGGATAGACGGGACTATCGGAGACTCTTGAAATACACCCTGACTAGGAGCAAATAAAGTTGGACTAATTTGCTGAAAATTAGCCATCCACTCTGGAAGCTCTTCTGGAGAGTACGGAGTTTGACGCTGACCAGGAATGTAACCAATGTCTGAGCCAGGGGCCTGAAAATTTGCGGCCAGTGGAGAGGGTACATCGGATGCTGGAGCGGCAATGTTTAGCATCTCCTGAAGCTGCTCTGGTGTAATTTGTGGGGGCAAAACCATGCTAAACCCTCGGCAAGTTTACTGATGTCTCAATATCTGAGCGTAGCTTCTCCATGCGTAACTGTCGCTCGAACTCAAGCTCTTGTCGGCGTAGCTCAAGGTCAGCCGCCATTTTCTCTCTCTCAAACTGCATTTCAAGCTGCATCTTCTCACGTTTGAGCGCAAGCTCCTGCTCTGCCTTAGCCATCTCCATTTGCATCTCAGGATTTGGCCCCTGTTGAGGTGGAGGCATTGGCGATGCGTTACGAGGGTCTTGGAAGAACTCAGTTGAATCCTTGAACCCAGAAAGCTCTGCAATTTTGGCAAGGGTGTTATGATATTGCACAGGCGTAACAATCGGATTGTTTGGCCCCATTGTTCCCATAATGCCCTCTTGCTTTGCAGCAATCTGGAACAATGTCGCAAGCTGTTGCTCACGCTGACCCGTGCCAAGACCTACGTTAATTTGTACGTCATACATATTGTCCCACTGTCGCGGGTCCATAACAACAAACTCATTACGCAAGCGAATGATTTTTTCTTTGTTTTGATATTTAGTTACCAAGTGCAAGATGCCACGGAACAACGCACGGACACCTGTTTCGGCAAAGACGCGAGCAATCATTTCAATCTTGCCCTGTGAGGCAGCTTGCATAGCAGCTACAGCGGTGGCAGTTGTTGACTGCAACGCATCTGCGTCAAGTCCCATGGACTGTTTGCTAATGCCAGTGCGCTGCTCGCGCACACTATCCATATAGTTTAGCGCTGGGAACACAGACGAAGAAACCTCTGGAACCTGTAACGGCTGAACGGCACCAGCTTGACGAGCGCGTACAACGCCCCCTGGCCTGTTCGTCAAAAGGTCATCAAGGTTTACCATTCCCTCAATGGCAACAACGCGAGCATTGTTTGTATTGTAGATATTGTCCAGAAGCTGACGCATCAGCGTAGACTTAATAAGCTGAACATCCATTACAAGCTCCGCAACAGAGCGGCCAATGGCACGATGCGGCATTAGGATTGGAGACAGAATAGCAAACGGAACTTGGTCACATTCTTCGTTTTCCAGAACGTGATAACCATTACCTAGAGTGAGAACACGGCGGAACTCAGCAACACCGTCACCATCATAGTCTGAGCGAATATAGCACTCAGTAACAAGAACCTCACGCATAGTCGGGTCGAGACTGTCGTAAGGGGCGCCGCCCTCCAGGTCTTCAAACCTACTAGTGCGCTCCTCAGATGTTTCCACATCGGACACACCTACATACGGCTCAATCTCATCGCGGCTATAGCCCATCTGAATAAGGTCGCTCATCGGCATAGATGAGCGCTGCGCTACAAAGTCTGCATCCTCAAGAGACTTGGCGCGACTTGTGATAAGAAACTCTTCTGGCGGTACGTTCTCAACGCAAACTTTCCCGCTGGTTTTTGTGCGTTTAACTTTGATGTCATACAATACTGGCGCAGGAATAATCATCCCATCAGGGGTGATAATATCTTCACCAATAATTCTTTCGTCTTGCTCGACAACCTCAACCTCTGGGTCGGACAAAATAATGGTAAGCTCTTCATCATTGAGGTCGGCATATTCTTCCGTCTCAATATCTGTTTTTTCGTCCCAGTAAAACTTAACGACACCAGTTTTTAGAATGAGAGCATCCTTGAACCAGTTGTGCATGATTTCAAAGCCACGGTTATCATTATTAATAACCCAGTTGCAATAATCACTGGCCTGTTCAGCAAGTCCAACATCCTCTGGCCCATGGGGTGAAAAACGGACATACTCCTCTGACTGCGTAAAGATACGCATTAGAGAGGGCATAATATGCTCAATAGTATCTGAAACCTCAGTGCTAACTACCTGAGAACGGTCTGGCTGCTCGTTGCCAAAAGGCTCCCCCAAATAGTAGTCCATCGCGTCGATACGGTCTTGCGAATACTCCGTATCGTAGTGGCCTAGCGCTTGTTCAATTTCGTTACGAACAATTCCCTGAAACTCAACGTCATTCATTTTTGCCATAATTTTGCCTTAGTCTGTTGCGTCATCGCCTAGCTCTACAACGGTAGGCTTTGCTGGCGCTTTCTTAACTTTGGTTTTCTTTGTCTCTTTTTTGAGAGCGGGTGCCTTCTTAGGCTTCGCCTTTTCCTCGACCTTAATGGCCAAAGGTTTGCGACAGCTTCTGCAGACACCCGTTACATTAGTGTGGATTGGATAGGCGCAGTGAGGACAGTTCATGCTTTCATTCCCTTAGCGCACCGACCCATTTTCTTGCATACCATTGGATTGGAGCAAGTTGCACAAGGCGTAAAATTTTTTGCTGCTTTTGCCGCTGCTTTCCCAGCAGGTGTGTATGGATATTTTTTTCCGTTTACGTTAGGCATTTTCTTTCTCCTACCACTTAACTTTGTGCGACCAGTATTTTGCAGACAACTTACTTGTCGGCTTACCCTGCGCGTTGTGTCTGGCATAATACGATTTTTTTCGTGCTTTGTCTTTAGCTGTCTTGGGATTTTTCCCGGCGCCCTTTACGCCCTGCTGACCAAAACGAATAAGGCGAATCTTGTCACCTTCTTTTGCGAGAACTGCGTGGCTCTTCTTCGGATGCTTGGGGGTACGTTTAGGTTTGTTGTAGCCAGCAAACCGCTCGCCGCGATATTCAATAGCCATTATCGAATCCTCATGTGATGCTTGGGGCCAAGTTTCTTGCGTATATGCAAGCCGCGTTTTTTGTGTCGGCGTTTTACGCGCGTATTTTTAACGACAACATTTTCTGTCTTTTTCGCCACTATGCGTCCCCGTAAATTCCGTCTTCAGTGACCTTGATGGAACGCACACGCACCATATAGTCGTCTGGGTGCATCTCAGCTTCTTGGGCGCAGAAGGCAGAGGCAAGCAAGCAGGTGTCGATTAACTCATCCCATTGCTGTCCACGCTCGGAAAGCTGAAAAAGCACGAGCGCTATCATTTCAAATGCTGTGTCTTCGATTGGCTCTCCATCGAGTGTTCTTAGACTATCCATTTTTGCGACCCATAATTTAATTTTGTGTTCCAACGATGCTTGCTACCGCTTGTCGCAATACTAGCACGAGAAGCAAAGGTAAGGCAAAAGGCATCTGCAAGGTCAGGACTGTTCAACCCGCGCCGCTTCATCTCATCTTTTCCTTCTACCTTCAGCTTACCATTAGATAGGAATGAAAATCTAGGCTTAGATAGGTCTTCAATGAGGTCTTCTTGATTGGGTATTGTGCAGTCACGCATTTCAAACCATTCTTTGCCGAGGAACCAAAGTTCATCGCGCAAGCGGCCGTAACGCTCCCCCATAGACGCAGACTCTGCTACGTTAATACCGCGTACAGGTAAATCCAACTCGGTGAGACGGTCAACGACACCAGCACCCAGGCCGATGCTATCGACCAATATTTCGACTGGCCTATCCGACCAAGTAGTTGTTTCATATTCATTTAGGATAATCCCACACATTTCCATCAAATCTTTGTTTCGCCACGATTTGATAGGCTCAGT